TAGAAAATACATCATCATTGATTTTATATCTACGAAAGAAATTTTTTGCTACAACAAAATCTGATTCTGAAAATGGATAACTAATTGGTTTCTCATCGTATGAGACATTTGGAATGATAGAAAAATACATTATCTTATACCTCCAATTTCTTCAGAGAATACCAGTTTTGTTTCTTGAAAACTAATAGTTAATTGAACTGCTACTGGTTGTCCATCATAATATGTAGCATATGTACCATCTGGAGTGTAGTTTACATCTACCTGAGTAATAGCACACATTTTAAATCTTGGTAGAGCTTCATGTTCATTTCCTCCATGCATAAAAGCAACTCTACATAAATCAGGAACACCAATAAATCCTGCAAAAGTTCCATCATTATTAGTACCCAGAACATTACCAGGATCCATCTTTGGTAGCATTGCTTTTTTAAATTGGTTGCAAATTTGATTGATCATACCTTTCTCTTCAGAGTCTCTTGGAACTAGTTTAAAATTTAGTGAGAAGTTTCTTAGATCACCACCACCATACATTAATTCAACGTTTGGGTTAAGAATAGCACCAGACATACCACCAGTAATATCATTGATATCAACAGTATCACCACCAATTTTTTTAACTACCTTTGCTAATGCTTTGGCACCAGCAATAGGAACGAATTTTTTTAAACTATTACTAATTGTATTCGCTGTACCTTCTAATTTATCCATTCCACCTTCAGCACCAGCAGCCATTAAGGCACCAGCGGCGAAGTTACCAAATGCTTTTCCAGTCCAGTTAGATCTAAAACCAGTTGATATATCTTCTGGCATGTATAAAACAATTGGTGGTGCTTGAGTTCTCTTTGTGTATTGATTTTCTTCTTTACTAGCTTGGTTATAATCATATAAGTTAGCACTAATATCCTTTTTATTATCTGTTTTACCATCTGCTTTTATAACAGTTCTAGTCCTCTCTCTTTTTCTAAAGGGTGGAGCGTACTTATAAAATTGAAATGTCACATAATCATGTGCGTTATCAATTGGTGCAGCAGATGGATATCTTAATGCACCAGAAGATGTAGCAGTGACACCTGCTGGTGGAATAGCACTTGCTTTAACTTTAATTGCATCCTTTCTTAATTCATCTCTGTTATTTTGTCTCCCTTCTAAATCTGAAAGTATTAAGTCACCTGCATCAACTTTTAGAAGATCTTTTTGCTGTTGTTCATATTCATCAATAATATCTTTAAGTTCAGATTTATCAAATTTTCCATACCATGTATCTTCCCATGCTCTTTCCCATGTATTGCCATTAAATTTCCAATATTCATCCTCACCCACCCATTTGTTCCGTGTCTTTCTTATTTCACCATTAAATTTTGGTTGACCGTCAGGTTGTCTTTTATTGACCATTATTGTGACATCTCTCTAGATTGTTTAGTTCCATAACCCTTGACTATTCTTTGCCCTCTGATTTTATCGTAAAAGTTTTCATTAGTATCGTTCCATACAATTTCTTTTTCTATAGGGAACATCATACCGTTCATATTTTTTACAAAATCTTCAGTGGGTAATAGAATAGCAGTATCCCACTCTACTAGAGCAAGATCAAGATACAGAGTATCAACATGTGCTGTTAGATATTTATGGAAACATCTCTTAGGAATGTCAATTCTACCTTCCATTAATCTTCTGGTAGCTTGTATTCTTTTCTTTGGTGTCATGTAATGCAAATTTGCACCCCAGAATTCACCTTTCCCTAAAGTTTTTATCACATATACTAAAGGAAACCTGTCATAATAAGGAAGATATTTCATCTTTGCCTTATACTCAAACATATACATGTGACCTTGTACCACATATCTTCTGAGTTCGTTAGCGTCTTGATCTTTTACAGCACCAACTTTATCACTTTTTTCGTTTAAAAGATACTTATTAAAGTTTTTATTATATGCACTAGCTTCTGCTTTTACAGCAGATATGTACCAAGAGAGTGTTTTCTTCTCTCCTCCTGTCTTAGCAGTTATTCTTTCAAATAATGTTTTATATCCTGAGTCCTGTTTTGTTGCGTTGCGTTGGACGGACGCGAATCCTGTTGCCATTGTTTCATACTCCTAAATGATCCTCGGTTAGTATTAAGAAATTCATCTGCCTATCTTCACAATAATCACGAGCAGCAGACCATTTAGTTTGGTTTTTTGCGTATGTTAATACAGCATTACGATATGAGGCAGTTCGTTTATTTTTCTCATTCGGTGGTTGTGTTTGTTTTTTGGGTTTTACTTCAATAATATATTTCGTGATATTATTAGACTTTTCACGAACTTTAATATAGAAGTCTGGATAGTATCTTCTCACCTTACCATCAGGAGCTCTGTATGGTATAATTACTTCTTCACTACCCCATTGTAATATAGAAGGGTTATTGTCACAGAACACCATGAACTTTCGTTCCCATAGCGACCTATAAACAATATTTGTCGGGTTGCCACGGTACTTCTTTGGGTTCTTAGGCTTAAAATACCCAGAGTACGCCATAAATATAGTTAGTCCAACATAGTTATTTAGTGTGGCATTAAAAAGTTCTAGTAGTATAAGTTCGTTCTTATCATATGTAAGTAGAAATGGTGGAATGTCTACTTCAACAAATTTTATTGTTGAAAGTGGTTTTGTTGCTAGTTCATTACAGAATCAAAATGAAGCTATGCTATTTTTGTGTGATGAAGCACAATTACCAAATATAAACACTGCTACTGGAACTCAAAATGGTGTTCTTACTGGTATTGGTTCTGTAGATTACCCACACACTAAAATATACACAGAAATTCAGTTAACTTTTATGCTGGATGCTAATTTATCACTACTTAAATATTTTAATGAGTGGTATGCTAAAATTTTTAAAGATGATGGTGGTTCAATTCATAGTGATGTAAGATACATATCTCCTAAGAACAGATCTACTAGATTACAGTATAGGAGTGCCTATGCTGCAGAGATGAAAATTACAAAGGCTGAACCAGGACCATATGGAGCAGATCAAAGAAAACCAATTACTTATGTTTTAGAAAATGCATGGCCATATTCTATTGATGCAGTTCCTCTTCAATTTGGATCATCTCAACTTACTAGATTGACAGTCAACTTTAAATATGAGAGACATCAAATGGTTAATAGAGATATCAGAGGTTTTCCTAATATTAACAAGGGTGAAGTTCAAAAGATTAATCAAGGAGTGGTTACGATGTCAATAAATGGACAAGAAGTTGAGACACAGGGGCAAATTTGACTTTTTGATTCCATAAAAGTCGGAAAATTTACTCGGCAAATTTTTCTCTGAAAAAGTCGCTAAATATAAATATGACCTTGGAGTAAATATTATGGTATTACCACAGGTAGTTCTACCTACTTATGAACTGACAATTCCATCTAACGGGAAAAAAGTTAAATATCGTCCTTTTGTAGTAAAAGAAGAGAAATTACTTTTATTATCATTAGAGTCACAGGATGAAAAAGAAATTGAAAAATCGGTAAAAGCTCTCTTAAAGGGTTGTATTCAATCAAGAGTGAAACTAGAAGATTTGGCAATGTTTGATTTGGAGTACATTTTCCTTCAAATTCGTGCTGTCTCTATTGGTGAAGTTGTAGATATGAAGGTAACTTGCAAAGATGATGAAAAAACGCAAGTTACGTATCAAATGAATCTTACTGAAGTTGGGGTTATTAAGCCAGAAGGATCAAATCCTAAGATTATGCTAAATGATGAGTTGGGAGTTATTATGAAGTATCCTGCTTGGAATGAATTTATCAGTGGATCTATTATGGGTAAAGATCCATCTACAGATGCTGTACTTGAAATTATTGCTGGATGTATTGACCAAATATTTGACAAAGAGGATGTATATGATAATTCTACTACAACTAAAAAGGAATTTGTTCAATTTGTAGAAGGATTGACTAATACACAGTTTGAGAAAATTCAACAATTCTTTGAGAATATTCCTAGATTGGAACATAAATTTACGGTGAAAAATCCGAATACTGGAGTTGACTCTGAATTTACAATTAATGGTTTAACCAATTTTTTCGGATAGCCCTCTTTCACAACACGCTAGAGGGGTATTATAAAACCAACTTTGCTTTGATGCATCATCATAAATACTCTTTGACTGAGATTGAAAATATGATGCCATGGGAAAGACAAGTTTATACTAGTCTTCTAATGCAGCATTTGGAACAAGTCAAAAAAGCACAAGAGGCGGCTAAAAACTAATGGCACACGGATTTCTATCACCACAAGATAATAGAGGGCCATCTGGACTTGAGAAATTTCTGGATAGGAAGTTTGAGGAGCAGCTTGATAAGCAAACTAAAAGATTAGGTAACTTCCTTAATACTAAATTTAATGATCTTTTATTTAATCTTAGGACTAAAGAACGAAGTCCAAAACCATATTCATGGTCTAATGATGAAGGTTCAACACCTATACAAAGGATGCTTGGTGGTAGTGCTTATCAAAGAGCATTGCCTGGTGTATCAGATGCAGTAAATCCAACACCATTTGGTGGTGAATTAGCTAAAACGACTGGTATAGTAAGATTAAGACCAGTAGATGATCCCATAATAGATGTAGAAGCTACTCCCGTTGATGATAATTTCTTTGCCAAGAGTGCGGAGTTTGCTGGTGGAGGTAGTGGAGAAGTAGTATTGGCAATTGATCAATTAACCGCAGTCACCAAACAACTAGTTCAAGCTACAGATAATCAAACAAATAGTCAAATTTTAATTGCTCAAGCACAAAAGCAACAATCTGATAAATTAGCAAGAAAAGCATTAGTAGGTGCTGAAGCTTCTGGTTTTACTAAGGATGACTTCTCTGGTAACACTGGTTATGTGGGTCTTGCAAAAGCTGGTGCTAGTATGTTGGGTGGTGGTCGTAGTGGTGGTGGTATAGGAATGGGACTTGGTGGTGGTTTAATGGGAGGAATTGGTTTAAAGAGATCAGCAGCATTAGCTGGAAGGCAAGTTATGAAGAGAGGTGCTTCTAGAGCAGCAACTAGAGGATTACTTAGATTAGGTGGTAGAGGTCTTGCTAAGAAAGCAGCAAAAGTTGGAGTAAAAGGTATTGGTAAATCTCTTGGTAAGAAGATTCCTTTACTTGGATTAGGTCTTGGTGCTATTTTTGCTGCTCAGAGAGCAATGCAGGGTGATTTTCTTGGTGCTGGTTTGGAATTAGCTTCTGGTGCTGCATCTACTGTTCCTGGTGTTGGTACTGCTGCTTCAGTTGGTATTGATGCTGCTTTGATGGCAAAAGATATGACAGCAATGGCAGATGGTGGTATTACTGCTGGACCTGTTAATGCGTTAATTGGTGAAGAAGGTAAAGAAGCTGTTTTTCCATTGGAAGGATCTAGAGGTAAGAAAACCTTTAATATGTTTGGTGAAGGTATACTTGAAGCACAAAGAAAGAATAAAGGTTTATATGGTAAAGTACAAGCAGAAGGATTAAAAGAATATTATGATAAACAAGGTGGATGGGGAAGAATGGGTGCAGCTTTTGATACATCATTCACTTTTGATACTAATATTTTTGATGGATTTGGTAAAACATTAAAAGAGATTCTTGGTGCTATTAAGCTACCTGGAATTGGTAAGCTTTTTGACTTTGGAAATAATGGTGATGGAAACGGAGATAATAATACTAATAATAGTACAGATTATGGAGAAAAGATGAATGGATTTTTCTCTAAAAGAAAGAGTGGTGATGATATGCAAGTTAATGCAGATGGAGTATTTACGTCACAGATTGGTGGTGTAGTTACTAAAGTTGGAGAGCATGATAAACTTGGTAAATATGTTGATATTGTTAATGAAGAAAGAGGTGTAACTGAAAGAATTGCTGATGTTTCAGAGGTAATGCCAGGAATTGAGGTTGGAGCATCAATTAGTCCAGGAGATCCTGTTGCTAAAGGTAATGACGCAGGTATTGTTCATTATGAGATTAGAAATGGTGGAAATGTAAATCCAGAAAAATACAAAGCTAAGTTTGGACATGGTGGAACTCAGGATCCTAATAAGTTTTTGGAGGGAATTAATTCAGATTCATCCCTTAACAATACATTACTCAATTCAAATGGTGATTCATCCAATGACTTAAATGCATCATCTTCAGAAGTTGCATTAGCAGCTCAAGTAGGTGGAGGTACAGTAATTAATAATATTGTTAGTTCTGATAGTGGTAATGGTGGTGGTGGTTCTACTGTTGTATCAAATCAAATTCCTATTGGTTCTTCAATGGGTGATATGGGAGGAGATGTATTGAGTAATCTTAAAATTAAAACACTGGTGGGATAATGGAATTTTCTAGATCAACCGATTTTAAGTTACAAAGCTTTTTAATCACATCTCATGAAGGTGAAGAAAAGAATGCAAAGGAATTAATTGCTACAATAGAATATTCTGAGTCAATTACTTCTCCATTTCTGATGGCAAAAGCAACATTAGTTGATAGTGCTGGTTTGTTGAACACTTTACCTATCAAAGGTGGAGAAAAAGTTGTATTCACAGTTCTCGTTAATGGGATTGAGGGTGCAGAAGAAATTACTTATGAGATGGTAATATGGACTCTTCAAAATCGTTGGACTGAACAAAAGAAACAAGTATATACTCTTGGATTAATTTCTGCCGAAGGAATTACTAACGAAATTTCTCAAGTTACTGTTGGAACAACTGGTAATCCATACTCAATTATTGGTAATTGTATTAAAACTGATTTAAAGAGTAGTAAAGAACTTTTTGGTGAAAATTCTTTGTTTGAAGTAAAAATGCTTCCAGGTTTAAATAGACCATTTGATTTTTTTGGAAAACTGTGTACTAAGAGTGTTTCTCCAAAGGCAACATATCAAAGTTCTGAGACAGAGAACACAAACGAAACAAAAGAAGAAATTAAAGGAAGTGGTGGATTTTTCTTTTGGGAAACAAGGAAAGGGTTTAATTTTTTTGCAGTTGATTCATTACTTGCAGATGAAGAAAGTTCTTTTAATTCAGACAAATTAGAGAGAGTAGCATGGGGTTCTAGACCAGATGAAGCTTATACAGAAAGACCTGGTAATGTTGGTGATGGAGGAGATGATAGGTTTACAATTAAAAGAGCTATATTTTCATCAGAAGTAAATCTCATGGATACCCTTAGAAGAGGGAAATTAGCTACTAAAGTAGCGTTTTTTAATCATTCAACGGGAGGGTATTCTGAGTATCAGTATAGATTAAAGGATAATTATGATAATATGACACATTTAGGTGGACAAGATGGACTTACTAAATTACCAATAGGTCTTGATGGTAAGGACTTATCAGATTTTCCATCCAGAACACTGTCTGTTTACATAGACCATGAAACATGGTATAATGAACCAGGAGTTGCTTCTCCAGAACCAGAAGATGGTGCTGAAGATCCAACTCCCTATGCTGATTGGCAGAAATATTTTACTGTACAGTCACTTTCTCGTTACCAACTACTACAAAATCAATCATGTACTGTTGTTATTCCAGGAAATGCAGGAATACTTGCTGGAGATCTAATTAACATTAGACTTATAAACAAGATGCCAGATGCACAGGTAGAAAATCCAGATGGTTCTGGACCATATGATCCTGAAAGTAGTGGTGAATACTTGATAAGTGAAGTAACTCATAGTTATGACCCTACAATGGGTAATAACGGAATGTTTTTAACAACACTTCGTTTAATGAGAGATTCTTACGGTATGAAAAAAGAAATATCAGCACACAGTCCTAAATAAATTTACACTCTAATAGAAAAATATGACCACTATAGAGCAACACATAGAGCATGACAAAGATATCATTGATGATCCAACAAAATCTGCAGCTGCTCGCAGACATGCTAAAGATGAGTTACATGACCTCATAGAATATGAAGAGCATCATCATGATGAGATCGTAGCAGGAGATCACCACGATCCAAATGCACTTGAACTCTTTTGTGACCAACATCCAGACGAGCCTGAGTGCTTAGTATACGACGATTAATATGGATGAGGCATTATCACGGCTAATTCCAACTCAACGCATAGGAAACGATGGTTTTACTTGGTGGGTTGGACAAGTTGAAGGAACCGCTAGTGACGAAGAAAATAATAAGGGCGGGTACCGTTATAAGGTAAGAATCGTTGGTGATCACACCTCTGACAAAGAGGTTTTACCAACGGAAAATTTGCCGTGGTGTAGCGTAATAATGCCTGTTAATGTACCCTTCATGCCAGGAAATATTGGCGGGGGTCATCCACAATTAGTTAAAGGTTGTTGGGTAACAGGGCACTACTTAGATAATGATAAACAGAAACCTATAATTATGGGTTCTATTGGACCTGTGCCAGGTTCAACAGTAGTGATCAATGATATTGAACCTAATAGTACGAAAGCATTTCAAACAGGTGTAGGAACTGGAAATTTAGCTCCAAACCCTGTTACAGATGGTGAAGAAGGTAAGGATGGAACTGCTAAAACTGGTGGTGGATTATCTGACGGAACAAAAAGAGGAGATGGTGAACTTAGGGTAGATCTAGGAAAGAAAAAAATAGAAAACATTAAAGATGAACAATGGTGTCAGGTAGTTGCTGAAAAATGCAAAGATGTTGATCTTAAAACACAAATGAAAAGTGTTATTGGTGAAATGTTATATCAGATTCAGAATAATAATGGTAATATTGGAACTTATTATGTTAGTAAGGTTACTGGTAAGGTTAATGAGTCTGTAGGGGATGTAAGAGGGTATGTAGATAAAGCTATTAGGATTGTTAGAGAATTCCTTGGTAAAATTAAGGGATTTATTACACAAAAGATAAAAGATGCAGTTGATGCTTTGGTTAAGGCAATTCTTAGACCAGGTGAAAGTGGTAATGTATTGACACCAGTTACAGAATTTTTCAATAATATGTTGAAAGATCTTGGATGTCAGATGGCAGATATTGGAGAAAGATTGATTGAATGGTTAACAAATGTATTAATGAGCTATATCAATCAATTATATCGTGCTGCTGTTTGTCAAATTGATGAATTAGTTAATGGTATTATTTCTAAGATACAACAGTTAATGAATAATTTGCTTGATAGTGTCTTAGGACCTTTACAAGATATTCTTGGTGCTATTGCTGCTCCATTTGATATGATCGGAAATGCAATTAACTATGTTTTAAAACTTCTTGGTATTTCTTGTTCTGGACCAGATCAGACATGTGCGAAGTATAAGAAAGTATGTACTGATGGAAGTAAAGAAGAATCAGAAGATGATAAGGGTTTCTTAGATGGATTATTAGATAGTATTGATAATTTATTTGGCGATACACCTGCAGATTATACACAATATGTTTGTGATGAGGCTTATACTGGAAGACCTTTAACTGGAACTACAATTGGATTTATTGGAGGAGTACCAGCACCACCAACTAAGGTAACTAAAAAACCTAAAATTGTGTACACTGTTAATGATATAGTAGTTCAAGAAGGAGAGAGTGCCGTTTTTACAGTAACAAGAAGTGGATTTCTTGATATTGCATCATCTGTAAGGTTTAAGATTATTAAAGATCAAGGTACTGCAACTGCTGGAGATGATTATATAGATCAAGACACTATTGTGGGATTTGCTCCAAATGAAACAGAAAAGACTGTTTCTGTTCAAACATTACAAGATAGCGAAAAAGATTCTGATGAAACATTCTTCGCTAAGATGACAAAAAATTCTCCAATGGATGATATACTTACTGAGTTTGTAAAAGACATTGGTAGATGTATCATTAGAGAACGTGAAATA